AGTTGGTGCATTTTGCCTTGTGAGTTGGTGCATTTTGCCCTAACTCTGAATTTTTTATTTGATTTTCAGTTTTGTCTTTTTTTATCTCTTTAATATTAATATTTTTATCTAATTTAAGGTTATAAACTTCATCTATTTTTTGGTAATTTACTCTATATAATTTTCCGTTTTTGTGTTTTTGTGTAATTATGTAACCATCTTTTTCAAGTTTGACTAATGCTCTTTTTAGAGTGTCCACTCCGAAACAAAACTTAAAATCTCTTTCAAACATCTGATTAACTGAACTGAACAACCAGTATTCATTGTCTATAAACAACTCATTCTTTTTCTTGTTAATCGTTGTCCAGTAGTCAATTTGCTGTAATATTAATGCTTCGTTTACTTTTCCTTTTCCTAACACTTCTAACAACTGCAAGTTCAGTAATAATACTTTTGATTCCTTATTGTTAAATACATTTGACATATTCTATTCATTTGTAAATGGATTCTGAACTGTTTTAAAATCAAAGTCATTAGGGTTAAAATCTTGTCCGAAGTTATCAAAGACTGTATTATTATTTCTTAATCCCGTGTTGTTGAAGTTCATTCCTTGTTGTTGATGTTGTTGATTGATCACATCTATTGCATTAGGTTGTTGGTTGAAGTTGTTGAAATTATTATTTGTTGGTTGTTGTTGTTGCTGTCCTTGATTTCTCGTGTCTAAAAATTGAATGTTGTTAGCAATTACTTCTGTTCTGTATATCGTGTTTCCGTCCTTACCTTGAAAATTACTAACTTGAATACTACCTACAACTGCTATTAAACTACCTTTACCACAATATCTAGCTAAGTTTTCTGCTTGTTTATTAAAAGTCTTGCAGCTTATAAAATCTGCTTGTTGTTGCCCGTCTTGTCCTTTGAAAGCTCTATTTACTGCTAAAGTAAAGTTTGTATATGCTTTCCCACTTTCTGACATTCTTAAATCTATATCTTTTGTTATTCTTCCTACTAATACTACATTGTTAATCATTGAGTTTTATCTCCTTTATTTTTTCTATAATTTTTAATACTTCATCTTTTGTAAATAGTTCTATTTCAACTTTCTTTCCTATACTTTTTTTTGGCAGCCATAACACGTAACCTTTATAATTGCTATAATTAGATTCGTCATAAGCTATTAAGTAAAGCGATAACTGATACTTTAAATACTCTTTATTTAGCTTTGATGTAGTTTTTACATCGTATATTATGTTCTCCCCTACTCCGTCTACACGTCCACAATATATATCTTTGTAAAGAACAAACATTTCTTTATCTAATGTTTCAAAGTCTTTTATCTTTTTATATTGCTTAATTGCGTTTTCTTCGTAAACGTTGTTTGTTTGCCATTCTATCCCGTCTTCTAAGCTCTCTATTAGGAAGTGTACTCTAGTTCCATAATTGCCTGCTTGTTGTAATATACTGTAAGGCACTCCCTCGTATTGTTCTCCTAATAAGTACTTTATACATTGAGTAACACTTAACAGTTTCTTATCATCTAAATAATAAGTGTGTGTTAATTCGTCAAATTTAAAGTTGTAATTTGATGTTGACATTTTCTTGGATCTCCGTTTCTTTTACATATTGCTCATACAAGAACGGATTATCCGCTTTAAAATCGCTACTATTAAATGATTTTCTAAAGTAAGCAGGTTTAATGCTAACTTTAGCTGTATCATTCTCAAACTTATCTAAATTATCAGTTTTCATTTTTAGCATTATTTCTTGTCTAACTTCTTCTTTTTCTATGCTTAACATATCTATTTTTTCGTTTATTTCTTTATACTTTGACAAAAGTTTTTCCATAATTCCTCTAGCTCCTTATCTGGTATTTCTTCTAATGATTCAACACTTAAATTCTTTTTCTTTAACCAACCATCTATTTGACTTAATTCAACTTTGTGAGTATGCATCGTTGAAAGTGCCTCGTTTCTGTTGAATTTAGTAGCAACTTTAACCGCCTGCGGTGTAGGTTGATAATTTTGGATGTTTTGTTCTAAAACATCACTCTCTGCTATCTCCAGTGCGTTCATATATAGGTATCTTTTGCTATATGTGATGATACCTCCTATTGTTTGCATATTAGCTCCTACAGTTGTTTGACTTGGTATTGTGTACTGAACTTTTTCATTTGTGTCTAAGTCAGTAAATGTTATCTTTGCGCTATCCTTATATAAGGTAAAATGCGGATATAATTTCAAACTATCAAATATTTCATTTGCTAATGGTAAAAAGTCAGATAGTTCAAAATATTTTTGATTCGTGTACTTGTTGAATCCTGTTTTTTTAATCTTCTTTTTTTGTAATAATACTCTTGCTTGTAAAAGTTTTTTCATTTATATTACTTCCTCCTTAAATACTTCGTATAACTCTCTATTATTTCTAGTTCTTCTTGCTTATTTAAACTTGTAAATGCGTTCTCTACTTCTGTATCGTAAGGATATGAATCTGCAAAAATACATATTGTAGAAATTATAAAATCGTCATCTAGTTCTTTTAATTTATCTAGTACTATTTCTTGATTTCGATTCAGTTTATTTAGCTTGTTAAATGCTCGAATACTCTTCGATTCTATTAACTCGTCTATATCATCTCTTTTTACTTCTAGCAGTCTTACATCTTGCTTACATTCTTTTAATAGTTCTATTGCTATGCTTAAGCTGTCTTTAGCTGCTTTTAATTTTTGTACCTCCATCATTCCTCCTATTGACTTTTTATTTTATTTATTTTAAAATGTAATTAAGTATATTTTTTAAGTAGCTGTTTTTTTAACGGCTGCTTTTTTTATTTTTCTTTCACGAAACTTCCGTCTATCATTTCTCCAGTTCTTTTTGAAATGGTATTATAAGCTGTCTCTATGCAGTCTGTAAGCTCTAGCTTGTACTCTTTCGCTAAGAAGTCTAAGAACTCTATATATTTAGCTAGTTTTAAATCTAAGTTATAAATTGTTTCAGATGTAAACATATCATAAACGCTTAAATCTAATCTTTTTAGCTCTGTTATGTAGTGTTTATAGTCTGTGCTTATAGGTAAGCTAGTATCTCTAAGTTTAATCAGTCTAAAGATGATATAAGGGTTTTTAGCTCTCATTTGTGTTGATATTGCTAAAGTAACGTAAACATCTCCTATTGCGTCCTTAATCTCTTCTATAGCTGCTTTATTTCCATTCTCGTAGCTTTCTATTGCTGTTTGTAGTTCTAAACATTCTTCACTTGATTTAAGCAGCTGCTTTGTAAGTCTTCCATCTTGTAGTATTCCTTTTTCTTTTGCCCAATCTATAATGGGTGTGAAATAATCGTAATGTTGTTTCTTCATTCTTTATCCTCCTAAAAATATTTTTTGCTAAACTCTTTATCAAATATCGCTTGAATTAATATTCCTATTCCTGTTGCAAGTCCTGCGATTTGTTTCCAGTCAACGTTAGTTAAAGTTAAGAAACAAACACTTACAACTGCTATCGTCCAGTATATTACGTGTAATTTGTCTTTTTTAATTTTTGGTAATCTCATTTATTTAACTCCTAGTTCTTCTCTAAAAATTTGTACTGTTTTTCTTGAATAAGGCTCGACATACTCCGCTAACCTTTTATCTTGAAAATACTTGTAGTTCGTTGCAAAGTGTAGAAATGCGTATATATTAAATTGTTCTTTTCCTAGTTTTAAGCAACTTCCTTGAGGATAAAACTTTTCTTCTACTTTTTTTAAGAATTGATTTTTCCATTTGTTGTAAGTTGTTTCTTTTACGCTAAAGCACTTCTTAATTTCTTCTTTAGATATGTAAGGAAAAGTTAAATCCAACTTTCGCAACTCAACTAAGTCTAATTTTATTTCCTCCATTCAATCACTCCTTTTTTATATTATTTTAATTATTGTTCAACGCTTTGAACTTCTTCTTTAAAAAAATATAAATGAACTTTGCTTTCTGGTAGTTTTAACAGTTTCATAGCTTTTTTAATTTCGTTATCTTTCCATGGTCTGATATTATTTAATTTTAACGACATTGTTCGTTCTGATAGCTTCATAGCGATAGCAAAATTACCTTGATTACCGTAAACTTCTATTATTCTACCTAATAGTTTGCTATAATCAAATCTCATTGTTTCTCCTTTCGCTTTTTATTTAGTTCAATCCTTTGAACTATCTTAAGTATACTACACCTTTTTTCTTTTGTCAAGAACAAAATTCAAATTTGTTGAACTTTTTTCTTGAACTATAGTTCAAGTTATGATATTATATAGTTACAGGAGGTAAAAGAGTTATGGCAACTTCTACTGAAAGAATAAATCAAATAATGAAAGAAAGAAATTTAAGACAAGTAGATGTTCTTAATATGGCAAAGCCTTATCAAGAAAAATACAATATTAAATTTTATAAAAGCCATTTATCACAATATGTAAATGGAAAAAGTAAACCAGATAACGAAAAAATCTTCCTATTAGCTAAAGTTTTTGGAGTATCGGAAGCGTGGTTATTAGGTTATGATGTACCTAGAAATAAAGTAACAGAAGAAAATAACGAAAATAATAAATCTTCACAAGGAATTAAAATCGCTGTTCTTGGCACTGTTCCTGCTGGAATACCTATAGCAGCAGTTGAAGACATACTAGATTATGAAGAGATTCCGAAAAGTTGGGAAAATCAAGGGGAGTTTTTCGGTTTAAAGATAAAAGGGGATTCTATGATGCCTATTCTAACTAATGGGGATGTAGTTATAGTAAGGAAACAAACTACAGCGGATAACGGGGACACAGTAATAGCGATGGTTAACGGATATGATGCAACGTGTAAGAGATACGAACGCTCTAACAATGGTATAATGCTAATACCTAACAACAGTAGCTACACTCCTACGTTTTACACAAACGAAGAAATAGAGAGCTTGCCTGTAACAATAATAGGTAAAGTTGTAGAACTAAGACGTGAATTTTAGATAGCTAGTTTTAGCTATCCAACATGGTTTTTTAACCACCAAAAAAAATATACAAATAGGAGCATATAAAATGAAAAAAACAAAAGTATTATTAACAACATTATTAGCTGGAGCAGTTGTATTAAGTGGTTGCTCTTCAAAAACAGAGACTAGTTCATCTTCTAATAAAACCGAACAAAAAGAAGAAAAGAAAACTAGTAATGAGCCTAAGTTAGGAACACCTATTGTTTTTGATAAACAAGCAGAAATTACAGTAAAATCTGCGACTTGGACAGATGAAAGAAATGGTTTCGAAAGTAAGCCTGCTAAAAAAGTTTTACTTGTAACATACGATATTAAAAACCTTTCAGATAAAGACATTCCAATAGGAGTAGAATTGAGTTTATATGTTAATGGAAAAAAAGCTGAATCATATCCTATTCAAGTTACTCTAAACAGTCTTTCTCCTAATAGAACACTAGAAAATGCAACTCATGCATTTGCAGTAAATGAAGAAGGCTCTTTAGAATTGGAAGTACAGCCTTTTATGTCAACTAGTGGTAAGAAAATAATTAAATTAGATGTGAAATAAAATAAAAAAACCTCTCTCTATAGGGGGTGCAATTAATATATGTGGATAGAAAGTACTAAAAACGGAAAAGTAAGGTATTATGAAAGAATTAAGTTGTTAAATGGGAAGTATAAAAAGATTTCTGTTCTGTTTGACAAAGATACAAGGAGTAATAGAAAAACTGCGATAGAGATATTAAGACTAAGAGAACTTGAAGAAAGTTCAGTTATAGACAATACAATTACTTTCTTTGAATCCTTTGACATTATCAAAGAGAAACATTTTAAAAATATCAAACCTAACACACAAGTACAATATGCTACAACTATGAATAAGATTAAGAGGTTATGCAGCGATATTTCGTTGAATAAAGTTAACGCTAACTACATTCTAAATATTCTTGATGATGTAGCTGTGTCAGATGTGAACTATAACGCTCATTTAGGCTGCATTAAAACATTTATCAAGATTCTATATAGGTTAGACTACATACAAGATATATCTTTTCTTGAAAAGCTGCAAAAGAAAAAACAAGTAGTAAAAGAAGAAACAAAGTATTTAGAGCAAGAAGAGATTGGCTTAATCCTAGATGAGTTAAAAGACTATCCCTACTACAGAAATGTAATTGAGTTTCTTGTAAATACTGGTTTGCGGTTTGGGGAGCTTATCGCACTAACATTTAATGATGTTGATGATAACATCTTAACAATTAATAAAACATGGAATATTAACGGAAGTATTAACAGTCCTAAAACTAAAAGCAGTAATAGAAAAATATCACTCAATCAGAAATGTTTAGATATATTAGAAAGTCAAAAAAGATTAAAAGCTAACTATCAGATTATATATAAAACATATAATGATGATAAGAATTTAATATTCCCTAATCTACACGGAAATTACATCGTACCTAGTCATTTTAGAAAAGGTTTAAAAAAGATAGTAAGTATTAATTTTAAGATTCATAGTTTGAGGCACACTCACGCTAGTTTGTGTATTGATAAAGGAATACCTATTGAATATATCTCAAAGAGGTTAGGACACGAAGACACAAAAGTAACACAACGGATATACATTCACAAGACTAAGAAAAGTCAAAAGAAAGAGTTTGACTTATTCAAGGATATATCATTCTAAATAAAAAAGACTAACATTAAATTAAATGCTAGTCTTTTACTTTTGCCTTATTTTGCCCTTATATTGCCCTTTTATTCTACCTTATAGCTTGTAATAGTTGATATATCAAGGTTTGTTTATTTATGTTTCATATATGGGAAGTCTAAATATTTCATTTCACAACATTTCAAAAGTGTTCAAAAACGCTTGTTTTAACGTGTTTTTATGCTCATTTCATTTCAAAAAAACGTGCAATTTTGAAAGATTTTGTCCTTTTTCTGCCCTTTTTTTATGGTTGGTTTTACCATTGATTAATGGTTACTTATATATAATAACATAGATTAATTAAATAGAAAAGAGGTAGTTTTACTACCTCCTAAATTTCATCTTGTGTTGTGTAAGCAACTTAACACAAACTCATTTTTATTTACTACATCTTCATATTCGCTAAAGTAAAATTGATAATTTCTATCTAGGTTTTCATCATCAAAATTTACTTGAAATATTAGTTTTTCATAGTCATCCTCTTCTAAGTGTCCTAAGTGGCTTTTTAACTCTTCTACACTGTTAGCTGTTGTAATGTCGTTTGGTTTATCTTCATGCCAAAAATCAACCCATGCTCCATCCTCTAATACTAACTCATTTACTATTACCAGCATTTTATCGTAGTTTCTCATGTCTAATCTCTCCTTGTATTCGTATAATTTAATAGCATTGTCTAGTGTGATATTTCCTACCTTACTAGACTTTCTGTAACGGTCTATTTGTTGTACTGTGATGCCTGTTTCTTTAGCTATCTTGTAGCTTGTTAGGTCTGAGTTTAATAATTCTTCTATTTCTTTTTTCAAATTATTTTTCCTCCTCTAATTTGCTTAATGCTAAATGTATGCAGTATTCTTCAAATTTTCTATTCAAGAAATGTCCGAAATCTTCAATAGTTTTTAACACATTGACATCTTGACCATTATCGATTAATAATTTTAATCCGTAAAAGTTAAATGTTGAATAATCATATAAATCATACGGATTCATTTCAATAAAGTTTGAAAAATCTTTAATGTTAACTATTAAAAATTTTCTTATTTTACTTTTTGTTGGATAATGTTCTTTAATTTTATATATTAAATACTCCTCTTTACTCAAAACGCTATCTTTTAAATCTATTGTATCTTTATTCATTTTTTTAAAAACTCCTTTTGTTCATTTATCTTACAATTATATTATACACAATATTGTGTATAGTGTCAATAGGTATTTGAAACTTTTTTTTAATTTTTTAACGGAAATTTTTAAAAATTTCTATTGTAAAGGAAATTTAGACATAAAAAAAAAAGCCCAGCAATTAAGCTAGGCTTTTAGAGACAAAAGGAAATTGTCTCTCCGTTCTCGTCCGTTCTTTTATATTATATCATATTATTCCACTTCTGTTAAGTATTTATCCTCAATCCACTGGTCTGAATCTTTGTAGTTTACTCTACTCCAACCGTCTTTTTTCTCATAAACTCGAACTCTAGTACCAGCTGCTACAAACTCCTTATCCTCGCTTGCTAAGTCTGGTTGGCTTTCTAGGTAGTAGTCTATAGATACTGTAGCTTCGTAATATGGTGTGTCGCTTTTTGGAAGTTCTACATCTTCATCTAGTATAGATTTTTCAACTACAGCCGCAACGTTTGTAGTATCTCCGATTTCTATTTCACCACTTCTTAGCTTTTTAATTCTATCGATAAAGTAAGCTTTACAATTTTGAGTACCTGCACCATAGTAAGCACCGCCACCGCCGTGTAATTCCATTGAACGGTGTGGGCAAGCTGTAGGACTAAACTCGTGGTGTAATCTTACAGTATATTCATTCACTGGTAACCCATAAGATTCTAGTAATTCCCCTGCTATCATAAGCGTTGCATCTTCATTAGCGATAAATTCTTCATCAGATGCACTCATTGATTGACAAGATTCAAGTCCGATGTAATTTGCATTGCCTTCATAAGTCGCTGTATGCCACTCTTGATAGTTTACTGGTTGGAATACAAGTGTATCGTTTCTATCTACGTAATAAGCTGCGAAACCTGTGTCTAATGTTCCGTTGTTAACTTTTGCTGTTAATTGCGACTCCCATGCTTTCGCTCCCCAACTTGACGCGTCGTTGTGAATAACTACACCTTTTATTGAGTTTTTTGGTGGTGCGAAATAAATTCCTTGTTGAAAGTATGTGCTGTAAATATCTGCCATTTTAAAATCCTCCTAAATTTGAATAAAATAAAAAGACTATTGCTAGTCTTGTTTTGGCTTGTCGTATGTCAAGGCTTGCTTACTGTCGCTTAAACCCTGTGTAGTTGCATCATTGACTATTCCTAGCAATGATAACATTAAGAATACTGTATCAACTATTCCATTAATGTTATGGTTAAATAGTTCAGTATCAAGATTATATCCTAGTAAAGCTGCTACTTGTTTAACAAGTAAAAGAATTGCAGCAATAAAAGATATAACAAAATGTTTATTCTTAAAACGTACTTTCCAATTTATCATATTTTACACCTCCTTTCTAGTTTTGTGGCCATGGCTCGTTAGTTAAGTAAGAGATAGAACTTATTCGTATATCTCCAATATCTCTATCTGTTGGCACAGGGTCAGTGAACTGGAATCTTAACTGGTTATAGTCTCCAACGCCTCCTAAATACCATGTTCCATAAGGGATACCTTTATCATTATATATATTTCCAATAAGCGAAGCCTCAGTTCTATAACCTGCTGGAATTCCATTATTTTGAATTATATAACAATTTCGTTCTCTGTCAGAGTCTTGTAGGACATATCCTGCGCCACCTCTTCTAACAATTCCAAACCAACCCCGTGATAATCCTCCGAATTGATAAGATACTACATTATTAACACGTCTTACTTTAACAAATGAGTTCCCTAATTTTGATACTGACGGAAGTATTTTCCAGCCAGTATCTCCAATTAAAACCTCCCAACCTGTGTTACCTGTTCCTGTTTTCTTTATCCATTTCAAAGCTCCATTAGTGACTGCTTCGTCAACGTAAGTCGTTCCAACGGGTGCTGTAACTACACCATTTGGCATTCCTCGTCCGTGAATTTCCCATTGCTTCGCTTCAAGTACTTTTAATCGGTTGTCTAGTTCGGTTGTGTTTCCTGTGTTACCTGTATTTCTTGGTAGATAATCATGTATATTTCGTGTTGTTATAAACTTGATATTATCTCCCTCAGAAAATTCAAAGTCTGGTTCATATCCATCTGGGAGCGAACTCCCTACTGTATAAAGCAAAGTTTCAAATTTAACAGTTTTACTTAAACCGCTAATAACTAAATGATTATTAAATCTATCTGTATATAAACGACCATAATTTGCAGTTTGTCCGTGTTCTCTAGTCTCTCTTAAATAATCTTCAACTCTTTTTAATCCTGTTGATTTAAAAGGCGTTTCAAATTTATCATATGTTATATCTAATCGCCTTTTAATATCATCTATTTCAGAGTTTGCTACTCCACCTTCTGATTTTCTATTTTCTAACACAACTACTTTTGCTGCGAGGTTGTCTACTTGAAGTTGTGATGCATATCTTCTTTCGGCTAGCTCGTGTTTTTTAACATAATTACTTAAGTCAATATCTCCTCCACTCCCTGCTGGTCTATTCTCCAATGTCGTCAATCTACTCTTAATATCCGTGTCGTTATATGGTTGAGGTAATTCTGTCTTTTTAGCATATTTCTCGTGTTCTTCTTCATCTAAGAAAGCTTTTCTAAGTTGTTCTTTTGTAGCAAGTCCGGATATGTCTTGGTGTTCAGTTAAGTAATTCTTACCTTCTAGTTGTGTTTCTGTAACATATCCAGCTAAAGACTGATGTTCCGTTAAGTAATGCTTATCCTCTAATTGAGTATTTGTCACAAAATTACTTGTATCGATGTTAGTTGTTGGTCTATCTTCAAGTTCTTTAAGTTTTCGCTTAATCTCACTATCATCATAGCTTGATGTCACTGGTCTATTTTCTAGTTGTGTAACTTTAGCTTCAACATCTTCAACAGATTTTCTAGTTGCGAAACCGCTAGTATCTATTGTTAGCTGTGTTTTAAGTTCTTCTAATTTAGAGTTTGAAACATAGTCAATAGGTAGTTCAGACTTTTTCGCATAATCAATTAAACTCTGGTGTGCTGTTAAAAAGCCTTTGCTGTCAACTGTGCTGTTAACTATCTCTGTAACGTTTGGCATTTCGCTTTTTAGTTGATAGTCGTTCAACGTTGCTGTTCTCACAACGTCCGATATATCGCTAGTTCTTACAAACTCTGATAGGTCTGTTTTTAAAGCAAATGTATTTTTAGCTTTTTCTAGCTCTGTTGCTAGTACTTCTTTTGTTAACACGTCTAACTTGTCTACAACTACACTGTTTGCAAAATATCGCTCCTTAACAGGTAGGTTGTCTTTTAAATCGTACTCTGACATTTTGACATCAAAGCTAAATGAGTAAATATCGCTTTCTTTTTCTTCGTTTTTAAGAATGATGTAGCAATTAACACGCTCATTGTCTGTTATTAAAGTAGTATCAAACTTAAACTTAATCTTGTTATCTTCAATTTTTCCTTGAGTTTCCCAATATTTCACACTCTTAACAAACTTGAATAATACTGTTATTTCTTCGTTAGTTAAAGTGTAATTACTAATTGTTAACTCAAACTCATTGTTATTTTTGTCGTGAGAGTAAAGCTCGCAATTACTGCGAACTTTAATTCTCTTATTTACTGTGCTGTTAAATGTTAGTTGTATTTTTTTATCTATCATCATTTACCTCCTTTATCATTTTTTACTGGTAAATTTTTAAAGCGTTCAAACATTTCAGTTACTGCGCCGTTGCCATCTAACTCTTTGTAAGAACGGTATAGAATTGTTATCTCTTGTAGTTCCTGTAACGTGATATATCCACGTTCTATTAACTTACTCATATCTTGCAGTAATCTATAACGGCTCAAGGTTTTTGTTCCGTCTGCTGCTTTTTGAACTAATATTTTAAGCTCTTTTAAAGTAGCATTGATATTTTTTAGGCTGTTATTCCCTTGCTCTAGATAATGTTTAACTACCATAGTTATTACAGATGCAACGAAACCTATAATAGCGATTAAAAGACTATCGCTCATTTTTCACTTTCTCCACAAGTGCTTTAATTTGCTCGTTAGAGTTAACCAGCTCTTGTAGAGCTTTAAGCTCTTCGTTTTCTTTTTTAAGTTCCTTGTTCTCTTGGTTAACGTTCTCGTAAGCTAGTATATACGTTGCTAACTCTATTGTCTTTTCTGATAATTCCTGCGCTACAATGTGAATAGGTTGAATTTGGTTATTTTCCATTTTTTAAAATCTCCATTTCTTTTTCTAGTTTCTCGTTCTTTTTAGATAATTCTTGAATCCCTTTAATTAAATATGGTACTAGCTCAAATGCGCCATAACTTTTTATGTCATCTGGAAGCTGTTTAAATGCATCTGGAAGATGTTCCTCGACTTCTTGCGCCATTATCCCGCAAGATATATCTTTTACTTCTCCGTCGTATTCTTTTGTATAACTGTAAGTGTTTAATTTGTTAAGTACTTCTAGGGCGTTAACTTCACTTTCTTTGATATTACGTTTATAACGGCGGTCAGAAACATCTTTGTTCGCTGCTACCCAGTCATAACTGCCCCACGGATAGTAGAAATATACGTAACTTCCTTTGTTTTCTATTCTCTCGTACATATGAGAATATAACCACTTACCAGAGTTACCTTTTTCATCATTAAAAATAATATTTCCTGTTACTTTTAAATTTCCAATAACTGTTGGTGTATTCCAAAAGTAAGCAGTATTCTTGCAGTGCATTTGCCCGTTTTCTTTAACGTACCATGCGTTTGGACCGACTTCATTCCATTTGGTACCCCAGTTTACCCACAGGGCAGTTTGCCCCCACGTTCCACTACCATTAGACATACCAACATAGAACTGATTTTGCCCAGTTAACCACCATGCACTTTGATCATCTCTATCATGTTTACCAATTTGGAAGCCTCCTATATATCCCTTATAAGCTCGTAAAAAATCCGTCTCTAATTGAGTAGAAGAGATTTTAACGGCTTTTAAGTTATTGATAAAAGCATTCCTTGCGAATAATTTATCTATAAAAGCATCCTCTGCCGTTAGTTTATTAATCATCGCATTATCAACTCTTAAATGCTTTCCCTCTATAGCTAATGCATCAATATGTTGTGATTTAATGGCGCCAGCCTCTATATGCCCTGTTTTTATTGTTTCTGTTGCTATATGTCTAGATTTTATAGTGCCATCTACAATTAGCTCTGCATCACGTTGCTTGTATATTTTAAAATTAGTAATTACTAGTTTTCTTGCTACGCTTTCACGTTGGTATATTTGAAGATGATATTCTTTAATTTTTTTACCTTGATTTTCGGGTGTGATGTAAACTTCTATAACTTCGTTAAAATCATTAATTTTAGTGTTATAACCAGAAATATCACACCCCCCCGCTCCGTCAGTTATTGTTCCATCTTCGTATTCTACTACTAAATGGACTAGAATCGGTAGGTTTGAAATTATTTCTTGCGTTAACGTTCCAGAAACACGGAAACAGTCCCCTTTTTTTAAATCATCATCAACTATTTTTGGTGTTACTATCTTACTAATAGTAGCAACTTCAACTCTTTTTCTATAGTCATATATAACTAAGTTGTCATAGTTAGGGGATAACACAAGTCTATCTGTGATTGCTTTTATTCCATCTGGGCTAGCAGTTAATAAGCTAGAAACAACTTTACCGTTGATTTCTTTTCCACTTCCTAAACTAATGCCATTTTCATTAATAGTTATTTCAGATTTTTTTAAAGCTCCAGATTCTATTGTTTGAATGCTTGAGTTTATTTGGTTGAACTTAACATCTAAATTAGCTGTAGTGCTGTTTATTTGCTCTGTAACACTATCTTTTAATTCTTTCTTAACTTGAGTACTAACTCCCTCTGCAGTGCTTGCTAAGAGTGTTTTAAGCTCTTTATTTTGAAACTCTGTTAGTAGACCTTTGTTATTTAATTTTAAACGCCCCCAGAATTCGCTGTTCTCATCTCGCATTTCTATATCAAGGTCTCTAAGTTGCTTAAAGATACCACTTAATGAGTTAGCTTTTTCGTAAGGGCGTTCAAAAAACGTAACGTCTGTTCCACGTTCTAGCTGTAGTTTTGCTATCTTGGTACTTCCGTTACATCCCATATGATATAATCTAACCTCTTCATCTTTTACAGTAGGCGTAAAGGTGTGTTCATATTTGCCATTTCTAAATAATGCAGCTTGTTTCTTACCATTTATTTCTATATCCACTTTTCCACCTACTCTCTATATAATTTGATTGTTACTCCTGCTATAGAACTTTCCCCTTGCCATCCCATTTTTTGAATAAACGCTTCTTTATCTTCTGGACTAGCAAAATAAATATAAAATTGATAATTAGAATATCTAAAAGATTTCATCGTATTAACTTCAACATCGTTTACTGTTATTCTTTTAACAATATTTGCATCTGTGAATCTATAATCATTTGCTGCTACTGAAATAAATTCAGAAAAATCATCGTTGAACATTAAAAAACAACCTTCTAGCTTTTTAAGTAAGGTTGTGTATTCCCATATTAATTTATTACCTATGTATCGCTTTATAATAGGTGTAGTACCTAACATTAATCTTAATCTCTCCATACTAACACCTACTTAACAATATCATAGATAGTATTGTTATCTTTAATTGGGATTAAGTTATATTGTTGTTCTGTACCTACCCAGTATTGAAGAGCCTGCCCGTTCTGTTGGTTAGCTATCGTGTTACCTTTTAAATCATCTAAATTAGGTTGCCATTTAGGGGGGATTTCATCTCCGTAACTTATATAAGGCTCTGCAATTTTGAAATGCCCGTTTTTTACCGTGTATAAGTAAAACCAATATGTCTCGTTTTCAAAATCAATAGTTTCAGTAATTGTAATTTTCTCTTCGTAAACTGTCCATTTATCACGGGGGATATTACTTAAATTAATTGATTTTAACACTTTATTTCCAGTATGCTTTTTGATATTCAAATATAATCCACTATCAAGGTTAACATCAGAATAAATGTAAATAGGTAGTCTTAATACTAGCTTATCTCCTGCTTTTAATATCTTTTGTGATGTGTTTATCTGAACTCCTGCCCATGTATTACCACCAGCACCACTCTTTTTAACATCAAGTGCGTTACGTCCGTTAAAATCACTTGGGATAATTGCAAGTGTAGGATTACCACTAGTTCTAATGTTAGTGTCTGGAAAAAGAGAGTTAAGAATTAAGTTATAATCCCCAACTATTGCATCTTTACCTTTTAAACTTTCTTTTTCTTGCTGTGATAAGGCTTGAAATGTTCCGTCAGTTCCTCGTTGCCCTTCAATACCTTGTATTCCTTGGTCTCCCTTTTCTCCCTTTTCTCCTGCTATATATTTCAAATCTCTATAACGACTTATCCCGTTACCTATTTTAGCTTTTCCTGTATCGGTTTCGTAACCTAATTCTCCATCAAGCAAGATTAAAGAGCTTTCTTGCCATTCACTTAATGACATTCTTTTATGTTGTACTCTTATAGGAATTTTTTCTGCCATTAGTTACCTCCATCAAATATATATTTAGGT